TGGATCGCGCAGAAACACAACGGAGCACCCTACCCGACAATCGTATGCATGTCGGGTACGTCATTCGCAATCGCTGGTCTGACCGGCAAGACGAACGGTGTCTCGCTGGCAAGCGGCACCTATGGGATGCGTGCGCCTGATCTTTATGCGAACGCTTTCCCGACATTGACCGGCGCGGAGGTATGGACTGATTTCGGTGCCGGGTTGCCAGTGATATGGCTGGGGACGTAGGAGGCGCGTCATGATCGAACTGCTGGTCTATGTTGCCATCGTGGTGATCGTGCTGGTGCTGGTCTATTGGCTCCTGCAACAGTTTCCGTTGCCGGAGCCGTTAGGCAAGATCGTGCAAATCGCCATCGTGGTGATTGCCGTGATTGTGGTCATTGGCATCCTCCTGTCATTGACAGGCGTAGGACCACCGTTGCGGCTGCCGCGCTAGACGAATTCAAGCAATTCGTCTGGAATGCCGTCAAGATTGATGATGTTGTTGTTAAGATCGTTGATGCTGTTCCGGGGCTGATGCTCCAGAACTTTATACTCTGTACTGATGATATTCCCGGCGCGTTCAGCCCCGCGCGCAAGAGCTTCAACAATAACGCGGTCCAGCGTCAATGTGTGGTTATGATCGACAATGGAGCGATCACCATATTGCGACGGACGCTTGCGGGCAAGAAACCATTTGATGTTGTCGGACATAACCCGCTGTTGCTTGGGGTCCGTGCGTCCATAATAATGGTGGTTGTCAATATCGAGCAGCACGTCAGCCAGTGTATCGTATCCGCGTTGCTCCGCATCAGTAAAAACATCCTGCAATTCAGGGGCAGCTTTCATATAGTTCCGGAACGTGGCAACAGTGATCTTCGCCATGTCGCAGGCGCGCGTCTGCGTATAGCCTTGACCAATCAACTCCAGAGCGCGCATAACCCCTGTCAGATAGTCCACGGGAACGCCCATCTGGACCTCAAATGTTTAAAAACGGATACGGTTCCGGTAACACGGGCACGCAATATAGTCCACAAGCCAATGCGCAGCTTGCGGAACAGGTTGCGCAATACTATGCCGATCCGCTGGGCTTTGTCATGTTCGCCTATCCATGGGGCGAACCGCTGACGCCGGATGGCTCGGCCAATCCGCTGAAGGACAAGACGGGACCGGAGCCTTGGCAGCGCCGGTTGCTGATAAAGCTGGGCGCGCATATCCGCGAGAATGTGGAGCGCAAGAAGCTGGGCCTTGAGCTATTGGTCTGGCGATCCGCGCGTGTCTCCGGACATGGCGTAGGCAAGTCCGCCCTTGTAGCGTGGTTAAATCATTTTTTCATGGCGACCCGTCCCGACACGCGCGGGATTGTTACCGCCAATACCGCCGCACAACTCGCCAGCAAGACATGGCCGGAACTGGCCAAATGGCATCGACTGTTTATCTGCAAGCATTGGTTCCAGTGGGAAGCGACCAAATACTATTTCGGTCAGTATCCGGAGGAACAGCGTAAAAACTACATGATTGAGGCGATTACCGTATCAGAGCATAATACGGAAGCATTCGCCGGTCTGCATAATGAAGGCAAAACAGTCGTCATCATATTCGATGAGGCATCCGGCATCGACAGCAAGCTATGGGAAGTGGCCGAAGGTGCGTTGACGGATGGTGAAGCTTTCTTCTTGGTCTTCGGAAATCCGACGCAGCCAACCGGAGATTTTGCCGACTGCTTCGATAAGAATAAGAAATTCTTCGATTGCGAAGGCGTGGACAGCCGCGAGGTATCGTTTGCGAACAAGCAAGCCCTAGACGAAATGATTGAGAAGTGGGGCGGGCTGGATACTGACGAAGCCAAGGTCCGCGTTCTCGGCCAATTTCCAAATCAAGCGTTTAACGGCTTTATGGGTAAGTGGGTTGTCCAGCAGGCCCAGCAACGGGAAGACTATGGCGATCCGGGCGCAGCGTTGATCTTGGCCATCGACGTGGCGCGGTTCGGCGTGGACGAAACCGTGTTTATGTGGCGGCAGGGACGGGATGCGCGGTCCAGACCATACCTTTTCTTCAAAGGATTGACCATCGTTCGTATCGCACAGATCGCGATGGACCTGTGTAACAAGGAAATGCCAGACGCTATTGTAGTGGAAAGCACGGGCGTTGGTGCTGGGGTGGTCGATATCCTGCGTGACCGGGGTTATCGTGTAATTGAAGTACATCCCGGTTCGCCAGCGACGGAGCCGGAACACTATTATAACAAGCGTGCGCAGCTATGGGGAAAGTGCCGCGACTGGATTATTGATGAGGGTTGCATCCCTGATGATCCAATACTGTTTGAACAGTTGACCACCATCCTGTATAGTTTTGACCGGCATGGGCAACGCATCCTGATCGAGAACAAGGAAGACTACAAAAAGCGTACCGGCTTGTCCTCAACGGATCGTGCTGATACCCTAGTGCTGACGTTCGGCATCACGTTGCCCCGTCGCGATCGCAGCTTGACCGTGCGCCATGATATCCGCACGCAATCGCTCTATGACTACGATCCAATAACCTATTGAGGGGAACGCTAAATGTCTGGCCTGTTTGGAAGTCCGACGCCCCCGCCCATGCCCACCGTGACCCCCGCGCCGCCGCCGCCTTCGCGATCCTCCACCGAAATCCAGAATGCAGCCACGGCGCAGCGGGCGCGTTTCTGGGGCAGTCAAGGCGGGCGTGCCATGACGGACCTCTCCGGGGGTGGAACGGAAAGCCCCAGCGTTGTGTCCCGGTTGCTCGGCAATGTCGGACGATAGACCATGGCTCGCCCGGACGCCCGTGATTATATTACCCTTTATGAGGAAGCAAAGACGATCCGTTCGCCTTATGAACAAGACTGGCGAATGTGCGCAGCTTATTGTCTTCCCCGTCACTATTCGGCGTGGCAAACCGAAGGTCCGTTTATTCATACCAATAACCAAGAAGTAAAGCGTTTCGCGTACGACAATACGGGCGTGCGCAGCCTTCCGAAATATACCTCCATCCTCAATCGGATCATGACGCCGCAGAATATGCGGTGGCAAAAGCTGGCTGCGACCAATCGCGAATTGATGAAATCCCATGAAGTGCGGACCTATTTCGACCGGCTGACGGATGAGTTGTTTAAACGACGCTATGCCCCCAACGCACGCTTCGTGCAAGCGCAGGGCGAGACATATGCAAGCATTGGCGTCTATGGCTGTGGGCCAAAGGCCATTACGTGGATGAAGCCTAGCCCGCTCTATCGGGAAGGCGGATTTGCCTATAAGGCATGGCCGCTGAAAGACGTATTCCTGCTCACGAATGACGCGGGTATCGTGACGCACATCTTCCGCCGTTTCTGGCTGAACCTGCGCCAGTTCAAGATGAAGTTTCCGGAGGAAACCGTACCGAAAGCGCTGGAAGCCGAAGCGACCAAAGCCGTTCCCAGCGAGAACAACTCCATCGAGTTCGTGCATATCCTTTGCTATCGCACGGACTATGATGACAAGGCGCTGGACCAGCGACGGCATCCGGTCCTGTCGTCCTATATCTGCGTGCGTGATGCGACCTATGTTGGCGAGGAACAGGGCTTCATCAACATGCCGATGGTGACGCCGCGTACGTTTACGGAGCCGGGTGACGTGTATGGATACTCTCCTGCACAGCAGGCGCTACCGGCGCTGGGCGGCGTGAGCGCGATGAAGAAGACGGTGCTTAAGCAGGGTCATAAGGCCGTTGATCCTTCGTTGCTCGCGCATGACGACGGTGCTATTTCGGGCCGCGTCGACCAGCGGCCCGGTGCTATCACTTGGGGTGGCATTGATAATCAGGGCCGCAGAATGATCGCGCCCATGGAAACGGGTGCCAATTTCCAAGTCGCAGAGCAGCTTATCACGGATGAGCGACGGGATATCGAAGATAGCTTTTTCGTGACCGTGTTCCAGATACTCAGCGAAAGCACGGAAATGACGGCAACGGAAGTTGTCGAACGGATTGCGCAACAGGCCGCGTTGGTTGAACCGACCATGGGCCGACTGCAAAGCGAAGACCTTGGGCCGTCCAGTGAACGTGAGATTGCGCTGCTTGCGGAGAACGGCATTCTTACGGCTAAATACGGGCTTGAAATGCCGGGCGAGTTGGTCGAAGCAAAAGGCGAGTATGAGATCATCTATACGTCACCGCTTGCAAAGGGGCAGCATACGGAAGACGTGGCGGGCTTCATGCGCTGGCTGGAAATGGCGTTGAAGTATTCGGAGGTGACGCAAGACCCCTCGGCACTCGACTGGATCAACTTCGATGTGGCCTCACCGGATATTGCGGATATCCTGTCTGTGCGTACAGCTTGGGTTCGCGACATGGATAGCGTGGCAGCGTTGCGGGATGATCGTCAGAAGAAAGCCGCCACGCAACAGATCGTGGATCAAGCACCGGCTATTGCATCCGTGGCCAATCAGGCGATGAAGCAGGGCAGCGCTGGCAATAGTCAACCACCGGGCGTGAGTAATGGCTGACGACTTCATAAGCGGTGACGACTACGATCCCTACGATCCCGCTGACGAAAGCCGTTCCCGCAATGCCTTTGCCAAGCGCGTCAGCGTTGCGCAGGAAATCATTGTCGATGTGCTGCGACGGCGGCAGGAAGCCTATATGCGCCTGTTCGCGGGCAACCCGACAGGCGATGATGCGCGGATCGTGATGGAAGACCTGTCACGCTTTTGCCGTGGGAAAGAAACGGCATTCGACATTGAGGAACGTGTGCATGTGCTGTTGACCGGACGGCAGGAAGTATACTTTCGTATCATGGATCATCTGCGGTTGAGCTATGATGCGCTGGTCGAAAAATACACAACACCGCCAAAAGGATAAGCTATGTTCAGGCGTATGACCGGACACCCCATAGCTCATGGGCCGGAATTTGTTGATCCTCTAGTGTGCAATGCTGAAGGTGATGGGGGCGACGGCGGCGGCACACCGCCCGGTGGGGCAGCCCCTCCCGGAGGCGCACCGCCCGGTGGCACACCAGCCGTGGCACCATGGGCCTCCCACTCTGGGGAAGGCCCATGGCCCATTGGCGACAAGCCTTGGTATGAGACAATTCCGGAAGCACCCGTCAAGGAATTGATGGCGCAAAAGAACTATAAGACGCCGCACGAAACAGCGGTGGCCTATTATAACCTCAACAAGATCGCGTCCACGGAAGAAGGCAAAAAAGTCATCATCCCCGGTGCCGACGCAAAGCCGGAAGAACTGGACGCTTTTTACACTAAACTTGGACGACCTTAACCGTGTCATCGAATTTGAATACTTCGTTATACCCTTCCGGATTTGGCGGTCGTCCAAGTTTAGTGTAAAAAGCGTCCAGTTCTTCCGGCTTTGCGTCGGCACCGGGGATGATGACTTTTTTGCCTTCTTCCGTGGA